AATTTACTATCATTGCACAGTACTTTAAGATGAATTTTTTTTAAATGATTTGGAATTATAGAATCAAATACAGGTTTATTAATTGATAGATGACCACAACCAATAATTATTTTAATGTTATTACTTGCTAGGAATGCAAATATATCAAAACAAATATCATTAAGTTTTGAATAAACTTCTTCTAAATCAAATATAGGAATAAGATAAATGTTATTCTCTGATCGGTCATATTTATTATATCGATCATTATGAATGCATCTATATGTTATTTCTATATCGGTAAAACAATTTAAGAATGATTCTTCAGCTAAGTAATAATCAAATGTATTTTTATCTTCTACCCATATTATTATTTTCTGCCGATGTTGTATTTCGGAGACAGTTCCCAATTATTCTTGTCCTTAAATGATATAATCTTAATTTGTCTAAGTGGTGCCATAGGATTTAAGTTATCTACACCTTCAATAGTTACAAGACCCCAGTCTGACATAAGAGTTGCTATTGTATTTCTTCTTGCAATATCTGCTTCTTCTAAGTTAGATTTCTTTCCATCTAATAAAAACAGTTCTTTAAAGTGTACAATAAAGTAGCGTCCCTGTTTGTGGAGGATGTGACAGGACTGATATAACTTTTTATCTTTTCTTGATGCTACACCGATTCTGGTAAGTGTCTCTCTGACTTTTAAAAAATCGTCAGGTTCGTTAAGAGAAACCTCTAACATTAGATCTGGTTTCCACTCAACTAAAGTGTCTAATTCTTCCATTTTAAAACTCACGGTTTATTATATTATTCGTTGATACTATTTATAAAACTACCGACTTCTACCGCCTTTACTGATCTTTTTACGAATATAATCTAATTGATCTTTCGTGAGTATTGAAAGAACTTGATAAGCTTTATCTCGTGAATAACCATAATATTCTTTTATAACTTCAACGTCTGCAGATTTATCTGCTTTATTCCATTTAGAGAATCTTTTTCTTTTTCTTATTATTTGTTTTAAAAAATCATACTGCATACGTGAATCGATATGAGCATACCTATTCATTTCATTTGCATATATTACCGTATCATTATAATATGACAATCCTCTGTTGACCATAAATGCATTATAATCTTTTTCAGCAAGATCATCAACCATGATATCTTTTTTTGTATCGTTTATACTGTTCAAATAGTCAAAGTGGTTCATATATCATCTCTTACTAAATTATTTTTTGCCACTATTTCATTTAGTATTGTCATAGGACTACCAAAATGTAATCCGGTAGCAACTAAAGCCTGTGTATCTTTTGGAAAACAAGCTCCGCCAAATCCTAACTTTCCATCTGGACCCGGTACTTCCATGTGACTAGTTCCTATTCTTCTATCCATAGAAACATGAGATGCTACTGTATTGTAATCAATATTCGTAGCCTTACATAGATTATATATCTCATTAAAGAAAGAAACTTTAGTTGCAAGAAAACAATTTACTGAATACTTAACTATTATAAGTTCTTCTATAGAGGCTTTTACTGTAGGAAATGGAAACACATTTTTCCAAAAATCATAGTCAGGTCCACCGAGTAACATGTACTCTTGATTTTTAAAGTCTTCCATAGCGTTTGCTGCTGTTAAAAATTCTGGACTGAAATTAAAACTCTTTCCTAGTGTTTTCAATTTATCCCAACCTTCTAAACTCATGGTACTTTTTATAAGCACTGGTTTATTATCTGGTACGTGTGAACTAACATTATTGATATATGACATGTCACATGCACCTATAAAATCTGATGGCGTTGGAACACAGACTATGTATCCATCAGAATCGTCTTCTATTAAATTTTCGTTGTACTTAGGATCAACAATCTTAACGTCATGATTTTCTTGTAATACGTTATGTACAGCCTTTCCTACGTAGCCAAATCCTATTAAAGTTAATTTCATTGTATTGCCTGCGCTAATGCTTGTATTCTCATAACATCTAAAGCAATATCATGAGTTGGGTTATGCTTAGTTGCTTCTTCACAATCTGGCGGAATAAATTTATTTTCTAAATCAGATCCCCAGGCCAATCCTTCTATTACTGATCTTGTATCTCTTACTTCCCACCAGCTATAAGGCATTGGTTTGTGTGTTTGATTCATTATAGTTTCTAAAAGAATAGGATCAAAAGTATTTCCTCGAGTATAAAACTTAGTGGCAGTAGAGCCCATAGATTCTACAAAGAAATCATATAGTTCACTTATATCTTTATCATCATCAGATGGCAGTATCCATTCCTTTGCTTCATCACCTTGGGCTGACCACCAGTCTAAAGTACTCTTATCAATTTTTCTTTCATACTTTTTTACTTGTTCTTCAACATTAAATTTAATTACCTTCGCGTCGTCTGTAAGTTCTTTAAATGTGTAAGGTTTATCTACAAATCTACTTTCATCAAACTTAAGAATAGCTAAACATGTAACTACGCCATTTATTTGATCTTGTGAAAGAGTTTCGAAATCATATATAACCGCATTATCCATAATATATTATACCATATTTTTTGTTATTCGTACACTCTATTATGTGTATCATGACACCTAATAAATGTTGTACACTTACTCAATTGTTTTAATTTAGTTGCTCCAGTATAAGTACAAGCTGATCTTATTCCTCCAAGTATTCCTTGAACAGTGTTACCTACATTACCTTTGTAAGAAACTTCAACAACTTTTCCTTCAGCGGCTCTATAGTCATTAAGACCACCAAAGTGTTTTTCGTTAGCTTTTTCAGAACTCATACCATAAAATTGTACTTTACCGTCTACAGCATCAATATGACCACCGCCTTCGTCATGACCTGCAAACATTCCACCGAGCATTACGAAGTCTGCTCCTCCTGCAAAAGCTTTAGCAACATCTCCTGCCGTTGTACATCCTCCATCAGCAATGATATGTCCGTCGAGACCATGTGCAGCATCAGCGCATTCAATAACAGCACTAAGCTGAGGATAACCAACACCAGTTTGAATCCGTGTCGTGCATACAGACCCCGGACCGATTCCCACCTTGACAACATCTGTCCCATTTAATAATAACTCCTCTGTCATTTCTCCTGTTACTACATTACCTGCCATAAGTATTAAGTCTGGATATGAATCTCTAAAATTTTTACAAAAATTTAAGAACCTTTCACTGTATCCGTTGGCTACATCTATGCAAACATATTTAATATTATTACCGGTTTGATCATAAACCTTTTTAAATTTTTCATAATCATTATCACTTATACCCATAGAATATATAACGTTGTTTTTTCTATATTCAAAATCAGCTAGCCTGTCGTCATAGTAATTTACTAATTGACTTACCGAATAAGTTTTTACTAAACAAGTCATTAAGCCTAACTTAGCTAAAGTGTCTCCCATATCAAAAGTACCTACTCCATCCATATTACTCGCTATGATTGGAATACCAGTATAATCATACTCTTGCAACTTTTGCAATCTTTCTGCTGCATTTGCATATTTGAATGTAAATTTTCTTTTGAGTTCGACTTCTTTTCTACTACCTGCTGTAGAACGTTTAGGTCTTATTAGAACATTACCGTAGTCTAATTTTTGTTCGTTTTCTATACGCACTGGATTCTCCTTTATTAACCAGGCATTGTAAATAGAGCGCGTGTTCCATCATCTGGTGGTCTTCTTGCAAACACGACCCATTTCTTTATTTGATGTTGAAGATAGCCTGGATAGTTTTCTTTGACAAAGTCCCGCATACTCATACCAGTAGTCCATACGTCATCAACTACCATTACGAAATCGTCAGCATCAGGACTTTTATATTTATCCAAAGCAGAAGCTAGAGCTTGTCCTCCAGTAGGAATTCCTTTTACTTCTCTAAACGGCATAGCGCCGTGATATTCCATTATCATTTGTGCTAAGCAATCCCATTCTTCTGGTCTGATTGCATCACATTCTATTTTCCATTTTAAAGGTAAACCAGCATGACTAATAAAGTCACCTGATGTAAATAAGTTTGCACTAGTATAAAAAGCCATTTACCACCACCCTAATAATTTTCCATTGCCAGCTATAATCATAAGACAAGTACAGATGTGTAACAAAACCCATGATGTTCGTACTATAATAATATAGTTATCATAAGGTTTTGTTTTTTCATCTGAGTATGATCCCAGAGAATACAGCCATATTTTATACAAATTCCACATTTGCCATTATTTCTGTCATACACGCTACGACATTTAGTTCCATATCAGCAACGAATGCGTTTTTATATTGATAGTCAGCAAGTATCAAAACAAGTTGTGGAACAGATTGAGGTTTTACTTTATCAATCATTCTATCATATATTCCTCTAAATATTGAGGAAGCATCTGTATCGATATTATTAACAACCCATTGTCTCATCTTCTTAAAGTCTTTTGATTTTAAATGTGTAAATAAATCATCAAAAGATTTATCACTTAGATTGACAAGAATACCCGCATCAATTCTACCACTGATAGAATATCTTTGCAATTCATTTAGTACTCTACGCCAATCAGGAACATACTTCATAATAAGATCAACTAAGACCATTTGATCATAGCCAACGCCTTCGTTATCAAGTATCTTTCCAATATGTTTAAGAAATTGTGCACATAGACCTTGTAAGTCTTTCTTAGATGTATTGAATTCATATACAGAACATCTTGAATGTAGAGGTTCAATGATACGATTCTTAAAGTTACATGTAAGAATAAAACGACAGTTGTTCGCAAATTCTTCTATGAATCCACGAAGTGCAGGTTGAGTTGATTGTGCATTAAGATAATCTGCCTCATCGAGTATAACTACTTTATAACCACCTTGTAAAGATACAGATGATGCAAATTGTTTTATTTTAGTTCTAAGTGTATCAATGTTGCCTTCCTCAGAACCGTTTATCAAAATATAATCTAAGTCAAGTTCATTACATAAAGCTCTAGCAACAGTAGTTTTACCAGTACCAGCTGTACCAGTAAACAACATGTTAGGAATCTCTTTGGATTCAACTATCTTTTGAAATGTAGACTTAAGATTATCTGATAGGATAGTTTCAGCAACAGTCTGGGGTCGATACTTTTCGACCCACAAGAAAGTGTCATTCATAATATAATTTATCCTCAGTTATTATTCGGCTTCCGCTTCTTCTTGCTTCCAAGATTCAACGACCTGTACACCTTGTGTGCACTGATCTCGAAGGTTACCGATTGTGGAGAGTTCTTCACCACGAAATCCACCTCGTTGTGTTACAGTATCAATAACTGCAATTGCACTACGAGATATTTGATTTAAAAGCTCCATGCCTTTTTTCTTTTGCTCGTCTACAGCAGGGGTTTCATTTTTTTCAGCCATAACTATTATACTCCATAGGTTGATGTTTTTTCAAGGGCTATCCAGTAACTCACATTGCTTTGAGAGTTTGTGAATTTAGATATCAGTTTCTTAGATATTTCTACGTCATAATCTCCAGATAACATCTTT